ACCCTGCGTAATCCATCAGGTGTGGCACAAGAAAACGGCTGTAGATAAATTGATTTGAGCCGTCGGTGTGTGTCTCGTCATAGTCCTTGAATAAGTTCAGTGCCACTGGTATGATAGCCACTGGCTGACTGGCGTTTCTGATAATACTATTCACGCATGTATGATATGCAATGGCTTCTCTAGGATCGTATCCTACAAACACAGGAATTGGTTTCATCGGCGCTCTATGTCATCTTCAACACAGCGATCGCCGTATTGTATTTCAATCAACTTTAAAGGTTGATCTGTTTCGTTGCACAGTTGATGCCATTCGTTGACAGCAATAAAAGTGTGTTCGTGCATGACAAGACTGCACTTAACTTCTTGATCGGTACTGGCCTCATCCAAGGTGTACACTGTGGCTTCACCTTGAGCCACAAACCAAAATTCTGCACGTTGATCATGTCGTTGCATGCTCAAGCATGTCTTGGGCATCACCGTGAGTTCTTTTAGTTTGGTGTTGGCGCCAACTTCGTGCAACACACGATAGTATCCCCAGGCACGATCAGTTTTTGGAGTTTTCCATTCTGTGAGAATCCACGAACTTGAATTCATTTTGTTCTCACCACCCACACCAAATTCAAAATCTACATCATCAAACACCATTTCAGGAATGTTGTCGGCAGTGCGGTCACCACCATTGGCAAATATAAATCGTGTTCTAGGTACGGTGTAATGTGCCCGGGCCACACGTATGGCATCTATAGCAGTGTTGTCAGCATCGTCAAACTCGATTACTTTGTCTACCATGCGTAGATTTTCAATGATGGCTCTGCGTTCTGCGGCAGGCATGAATGGTCGACCTTTTTTGCGTGTGAGCCATGCATCTGAGTTGATGCCGACCACAAGCCTATCGCCCAAGGCCCGTGCTGCTTCAAAATAGGCAATGTGCCCAGAATGTAGCGGATCAAATCCGCCTGTGACAATTACAATTTTCATGTGGATATTTATAGGCTAATATTTTCACAAACACTTATTCTTGGGGGCTAACTGGGTGATGAAACTTAACTCTTGGCATCCAATCTTCGTGATCTAAATCCAACAGTTTGCGTTTATTGGTACTTTTCCATTGTCGTACATAAGAACTTTTTGGACTGCTGTAGTTGTTGTAATGTCGCAGTTCTATTTTCATGTTGTTGTAATCAACATAACTGTGCTCACTGCCAATGTCTGGCTTGCCCATGAGTTCCCACATTTTAACATAGGCCCAGGAATCACCGTGCCAGGTCAGTTTATCCTGATCAAAATACTGTAAAGCCTGTTCAAAAAATGGCACACTACTGCGGCGGGCCAGTCGCCACCAAGGACTAATTGCAATGACATCTCTTCTACGCAACAGCGAAAGATCACAATCTTCAGGCAACTCAGGAAAATCACGCATGAGTCTTGCGTCTGGTTCTGTTAACCAAAACACCTGATCCTCTGCTTGTGTTTTCAAATACTCAGCAAAAAATAGTTCTCTATTGTACACAACATTTTGTGGGTCGCCATCAAAATATACAGTTTCATCTCCCCATCCTGGGTGTCCTTTTACTGTCAAATGCACCAAAGGAATGCCAAAATATCTAAGATTTTTTCTTGCTCCAGCAAACAGTTGTTGGTAGATGTCATCTGGAAAATCAACACTTTCGGGTTGAAATTCTCTGAAGTTGACCGTGGCATGATAGATTACTGCGGTGAGTTTAGACATACCTGTACTTACCTGTGTAAATAATCAATGTTCACTAACCAATATTACGAAACTTTAAAACGCAGTCAATCATTCCAACAAAAAAGCGTAAACTGGGCTGGATATGGCAGTTATCAATACATAGATCAATTGCGTAAGTTGGTGCAAGAATACAGTTGCAAAACCATGTTAGACTATGGCTGCGGCAAAGGATTACAGTATACTGATAAAAATAACTTTGCTGATCTCATTGGTATAGAACAATACTCACTGCACGATCCAGCATATGGTCAACACGCTGACTTGCCCAAAGGTATGTGGGACCTAGTGATATGTTTAGATGTATTGCCGTTTGTGCCAGAGTCAGATATAGATGCTGTGGTTGATCTCATGCTAAGTCATTGCAATAAAATATGTGTGGTTGGATTACAAGAAATAACCAAGACCAAAAGCAAAAAACCATTTGTTTGTGTGCATGATTATGAATGGTGGCAGCAAAAATTGTGTCATGATCGACTGCACTTGATTTGGTATTCTGCTGATCGACCGTTTGACCATTCAGCGTTTCTCTAAGATCAGTCTGAGTTCAGGACTGCCATTGGGATTTTTTGCAGGGTTGGCTGTGAAGTTCACACTTTCAGACCATACAACCGTGCATTGATCAAACTGTTGTTTGACACGTTCTAGCCACCAATCAGAATTTTCCACAATTAAGTGTGCATTGCGACCATCGGGCAATCGCTTTTTTGCAGGATAGCAAGCAATAATTAGGAAGGCTGCACGTTGAAATTTGCTTTGCATGAGTTTCAACGACTCGTCCAATTGATCAGGCTCGAAGTGTTCTATTACATCACAACTGACCAAACAATCATAGGTGCCAGCAGGCACAACATTGTAATCAGGATTGCCAGGATCATAGCCGGCCAGTTCCTGAATACTGGAAAAATCATGTTCCACACGGTTGAGAAGATTGCCATTTGCACACCCCCAATCTACTAGACTCCAAGGCTGGTACTTGGCAACAAAATCGTGTACCAAGTTGTACTTGGGTAAAAGTTCTTTATACATGCCTGTCATATTTACACCGTGATATCTTCCATGCCTGCTGTGCGCAGTCTGACCACATGCCCCATTTGCCACTGCTTGGTGTCCAGGCCCTTCATGATACCCAACCATTTGTTGCGTAGCAGGGCCACTTCATTTATAATAGTTTCAAAGTCCACAACTTCTTCTTCACCATCTACATATTTTTCAGCATCACGTGCTGTGAGGGCACGGGCATAACCTTCCAAGTACTTTTTAAAGTGCTTGGTACGTAGTTTGCGCAGTTGAATATTGAGGTAGTTGAGCACTGCTTCAATCTCTTGTAGCTGGTTGAACCTGTGCTCAGTAATACCTGGTAGTGCAGTGATATTCTTTTCCACCAGGCCGCCGATCTTACAATCACGTTTGGCATCTGTGAGCTCTGACTCAAAGTGTGCAATGAAGTCAGGTATATTACCAAGGTCTGCTACTACTTTACTGTACCACATGGATGTTTAACCATTCTAAAAAACTTGGTGGGTAAATGCTCAAATCAAGATTCCTGCGAGCAGCATATTCTTTTAAAAATTCTGACATTTGTTGTCTTTGTAATTGTGTTTGGTCGGCTTGTATGGATTGTGCAATTTGAGTTTTATAATTCTCTGGCAATGTTTGAATATCTTGTAGTATAGCATGTTTGCTGTCAGCATCCAACACATACGGAGCCATCATGCTGGGTTGATTAACAAACACCAGTCCTATGCGCTGATTGCTAAAATACTTGATAAAACTCGCCAGTCCAAGCACCGTGAGATTAGATATTGCTGTGCTAAATCTAAACTCAATGTTAGATTTTTGCAACAATTCAATCTTGTTAACAAAATCAGCCCAACGACTCCCATGTCGATTAAACTCATAAAACTTGTCAGTACATTCTGCACTGACAGATATCATAGCTGTGGGTATTTGTTTTATTTTGTCCAACATGCGTTGAAATCTTTTGACTTCTACTCCCAACCCAGTATAAATGTTGATCACCGCCGAACTGTTTGACACTGCATCCAACACATCAAACAATTGATTATCCAACAAAGGTTCGCCACCAGTGACCACAATCTCTCGTAGTCCCGGGGCAAAACTTTTTATTTCAGACATCAACATTTGAAATTGCTTGGTATTTTTAACTTCTTGTTGACTGACTTTCATCATTATTTTGTCTCGACTGGTCAATTTATATCTTGCATCACCAGTGTCAACGGCAAAGTTTCCGTTGCTAACTAAATCTCTGCGCCACGCACTACTGTATTCTTTACAGCAATATGAACAACTCAAATTGCAATCGTCGTTTAATTTTATTTCTAATATCTCTGGCTGAGTGTGAATATTAGCATGTGTTTTTATTTTGCCGTTTTGCCACATTCTTGGGCTGACTGCACCTTTGTCTTCCAAAGGCCAACAAATTTCTTCACAACTGGCATTGCGTTGATTGTTCAACATCATTTGCCGTTCATCGACATTTATTTGTGTGTTGAACAGTTGACCGGGATTAGCACTTAGCCATGAAAAATCAATTGCATGAGATTTAGCCGCATGACAATTAAGTGTGTTGTTCGATACAAGATCAATTTTTAAATATTTAAATTTGTATGAACAATAGTAATCCCTGACATCAGACATTAATAGTCATCTTCTTGATTGTAGTTGTCCTCGTCATCAAACTCTTCTTCTTCGTCCTCTTCGACATAATCTTTGTCATTGTCCAAGTATGCAGTCAAGGCATTCTTGATGTCTGATTCGCCTTTGAAAGCGTCTCGAATTTCTTCAACGTCATGATCATGATCAATCAATATCGACACAATACTTTCAGCAGCATCTATACGATCCACCAC